TTTATTGTTTTTACTTTGGTTGCCTGTCCGTTGGATATCCTGCCTTATCAGCTACGGTTCCAGTTTCTGGCTACACCATCATCTAATAATAAGAATTTTTAGTGAAAACTGTTAATTTATATTAATCTACCAAGCTTTTTTCTTATTTCTGCCTTCACCATCTCATCAACCTCTTCTTGACTTACCGTTGGACCAGAGATAAGCTTGATGAATCTGGGTGCCTTTACCATAGTAACCTTCTTCTTTTCAGGCTTCTTTTCAGGCTTTTCGATCTTAATTTCATCTTTGGTAACTTTAACAACTTGCATATTATCAACGTCAATCTCAATAACTTCATCATCTGTAACTTCTTCTGGTATAACCTCTTCTTCAACTTCTTCGTTTACAATACCCAAAAGAGGCAATCCCAACTGCTTTAACAGCTTTTCGTCTGCACCGGCATCACTAAACATCTTACTAACGGCCAATACATCAGTATCGGTATTACAGGCCATCGAAACATCACTGTGCTCAAAAAGAAGAGCTTTAGTAATAATTCTATTGCATGCTTTCTGAGTAGACTTGAATTCTGGCCATTCTTTAGCCAATTCCTTTATAGCTGGTTTAAATTCAGGATCTCTCTCTTTTATCATCTCAAGAGGAATGATTCCAACTGAAGATTGCTTATTCATATCCTGTTGAGTCAATTTCCACAGAATATTAGATAAAGTTCCTTCGCCGGTATCAGCATAGACCTGTTTTACCTTTACTCCCCAATCATCTGACTTAATCCATTCATCTCTTCCAATTTGAGGCATAGAATAATTATGATTGTAAAATACAGGCATCCCAGTTTTCTTGAACTGCTTAAATGTAACGCCTTTAGGAACGATCACATCTCCCGATTGGTCTACGGTTCTTGTGGATACATATTTAACGGCTGTTCTTGAACCTTCCTCTAATTGAGCTTTTTCTTCAGTAGCCCAATCCTTACGAAACACCTCAAGGTCATCTACGTTCTTGCCCTCTGCTTCAACGGCCTTCTTAATTTCTTCTGCATAAGAGGCATCAAGCTTACTCATGACATTTGATAATTTAACTATTTTTTTCATAACTCTCCTTATTTATGAGTTCCATTTCCTGTTAACTCTCGTATTATTCCCTTTATATGAGTTTTGAAGTGTCCATTAGAAAGCATCACTAACAAATGCAAAAAGGCTCTTCCAAACCTGCTTTTTGATAGCTTTTGCTGATCCACATTATTCTTCCATCTCTTCTGGTTCTTTTGGGCGACCAGGCTTCTTGGGTTCTTTTGCAGGACTTCCACCTGGTAATCCCTGTCCACTTATAGCATCCGTAAAACTCTTGCCCTTAGCAAACGGTTCATCAAATAGTGGATCTTCATATCTTGGTAACTGCAATGACAATCTGACTTCATTAATAGTTTTTACTCCAGAATCAATGTAGATATTATTCTCTTCAGTTAATTGAGCTTGGTCACGAGGCACTGGATTGTCATACATCAAGAACATTCTTCTAGTATCATCATATAGAGGAACAAGCTTCTCATTTAACTTTTCTTCAATCCTGCGAATTCTTGGTAATACAGCATTCTTAGCATACCAGTATTCACTCAATTCAGAAGTTGCTTTCTTAACGTCAGAAGTATCAAGAATCGAATAAGGAATTCCAAACGCAGCAGAAATTTCTTTAAGTGACCAAACTCTTCCACTTAAATATTCCATTTCGCTTGGCTTGAATCCCAAAGTTTCCAAATCCCAATCTTCATCCATGACCTTGATCCTGCCAGCCTTATTAGGTCCACCAAATGCAGCATTCCACATTCGTTCAACCTTCTTAATCTCTGAAGAATCAATCTTACCATTCTTGTATTTCACAGCAAAGTCGGGACGTCCCATGTTTCTTAAACGAGCACCTTCAGAATCATCCATCATGTTGAATCTATTAACCGCACCCACAACAGCCTGAGCACAACCAAGGCCATAATAAATTGAGTTAGGATTTGGTGTTTTGAAGTGAATAATCTCATCTGGCTTGAACTTCACCATGTTAAACGGCTCACCCTCAACACCATAAAGATAACCCTTAATCAACTTGTTCTTGCCAGGAACAACTTTCATATATTGGGACTGTAATAACCATATTTCTTCAGGCATTCCCATAGAATTTCTAATAAGATACCAATAACTATTTCCAAGCATATCTAAGTAAATAGACGTTGTTTCAAAGGTTTCAAAGTTGTTGTTGTTCGGATTTATATCTCTAAGCAAGTCCAATAAAGGATGATCCACAACTTCAACAACATCCTGTGCCGACCTTACTTTAGCCAATGACTTTGCAGAAGAATTGTTTTGAATGTAATTGAGAAACGACTTGTCCTTCTGTACCGTTTTGTGAAGAAACTTCTTGCTGTCACCTTCTTCAGAAACAGCATACAACCTAAGATTAGCAGCTGCCACAGAACTTCCGTTATAAGAAGCACACGTAAACAACCATGACTTAAATTGCCTGATTATAGTCTGTTCACTTACCAATCCCGTTTTAGGAGGACCAGCAAAACTGAAATAACTGCCATTAGGATTACCAAAAATAGGCTTTTTCTTCTCAATAATCTCTCTTTCAGCCTTCCTTTTAAGATAATATTCCTTTTGGTACTGTTTTCTAGACTTCTTAGCCATCTTATCTCCTTTAATCACCCATTAACCATTCTTCTTGCATTTCGTTATAAGCTTCTTCTCTTGCTTTAGCTCTCTCTTCTTGAGCAGCTTCCATCTCTTCTTTCGTCAACTCTTCAGACTCATCATCTACAATCGTTGGATGGATAAACACAGAAGTCAACTCATTAAACGCACCACTACAACCATCAACTTCATCATCATGCTTCTGGTCAACATCTGTGAAATTATGCATAACACTTAGAAATTCTTTAGTCCAATCCGCCTGAACAACCTTGACATTACCTATCTCACACTGAATAGCCATTGAACGAGCACGAACCTCTTTATTCTTCCCACCCGTAGAAACACCTTTGCAATTCAAACCTGCTAACATACTCTGCAGTCTATAAGTTTCTGATTTACCCGATGCACCTGGTTCTTGCTCCCAACGAACTAAATACTCATTGCTTAAATCATCTGCAACACGTTTATCCGTCTGTACAGTCCTCAAAAACACTTCTTGTATCTTCGCTGGATTATCACGTACCTTCACAATATCAATTATGAAATAAATACCTGAGCACTTACGAATCTTTACTCCAACCGTAAAATCTGGATCCCTGTTCTTAGAAGATGCCTTAGTCGCAGCAAAATCAAAGAACCTACACTCTCTACCTTTCTTGGGAACTGACTCAGGACTTACCACTTCAAACCAATCCTGATTAAAAAACTTACCCGCCTCTGATTTTATATTCCAGTTACCATCCAACAACCTCTTTCTTTCCACTAAAGGAAGAGATTTAAGATTTCCTAAATATCCTGGGTTGTTCTGTAATAATATTTTGTTATCGGAAACCAGAGCAGAAATAAACGTAAAACTCTTAATCTGGTCTGAAGCTCTACGTTTAATATGATAAAGTTTCTTCGTATACTCTTCTTTTAACTTAACTAATGCCTTTCGGTAACTCAGTTCTCCGTCCTCATCCTTCACTTCAAAATACTTACTTAATTCACTATTAGTAATCCTACCTTTACGAATATCATCTTTTCTCTTCAAACTTCTTTTACGATTAGAATATTCATGCTTGGTAGCTTCATATTCAGAAACAAAATCTTTATCCTGACGCAATAACTCATTTTTAGTAGAACCCCACAGAATTAAATCCTTCTTACGTATAAAATAACGAATTATCCCACTTCGCCCCTTAATAGGAAACCCTTCTTTATCAATCCACCAATCAATAAACTCCCTAACCCATGAATCTGAATCCGGGTTGCAAGTGGCTCTGATATATGGCCTGACCCCACAAATCGACCTGTTACGAGAAAGCATGTAGAAGAAGGTTTCCTGACTGAAGTGGGTTAATTCATCAAAACATATCAAAGCAATCTGACTACCCATCCACCCAAGTTTATCCTTTTCATATTCCAAAGTCCTGAATTGAACTTCCGCACCACTAGGAAATCGCCAATACAAACGAGATTCATTAGGATGCCCATTTAAATGAGGATAAATATTTAACGACTCATCCCACAAAGCTCCCTGACTTCTTATCTGCGGATTAGTCCTTCGAAAAATAGTCGCACCAAATCCCGGCACACTTAGATTTCTGCACGTTTCTAAAAGCAATCCAAAGGTTTTACCCCCACCAGCCGCCCCACCATAAATACAGATATCCGCTTCTGTTTCCAAGAAGTCATGCTGTGGACCAGGCTGGGGAGTCAAAATTAAAGTTTCTGCAACCCTTAACTTCTTTTCTTTAGTTTCTTTAGATTTCTTATCCTTCTTAGCCATAATTATTTATAAATCCATCGTATCAAGCTTATTTAACTCATCTGCAAGCTTTTTGTCCTTCTCAGACTTAATGCCTTCACCATAAATCTCTTGAGCAGCCTCAGAAGCACTATCAGCTACCTCTTCCTCAACCTTCTTAACATCATTCCTCTGAGGTAACTGTAAATCAACCATTCTAATTACATTGGTCGTACTATTCGCATCACCGGCCTTATCCATCGTTACATGAGCCACATCATCACCTGATTGCTTATGAATCTTATCAACAGCCGACATCCTGATAGAAGGCTTCTGACCCTCATCCCTTGCAATCTTACTCAACATCTCCAACCTCTCACGTAATCCCATCACCGCCTTGTCCGCCGCCGCCTGTTGAAGTTCCAATATCCTACCCTGAATAAGAGGATCATTAACTAACCTTGAAAAATACGCACGATTGTACTGATATCCACAATCAGCCATTACCTCCCTGCTCTTCTTCCTGTCACAATTAAACTTCAAAAAAGATATACAAAAACTCTCTTTATTAGCATTTCGTAAAATACCCATGTAGAAATCTCCTTCAATTACACTCAATAGTAAGAATTTTTAGTGAAATTATACATATTCATTTAAACTTAAATTCAACACCATCAAATACCCCAACATATTTCACTGCCCCCATTTTAATAGTGTTGAAACGTTAAAACTGACTTGAAAACCGGGAAAATTGTGCGAGGTGATAAACCCCCTTCACCCTCTTCCTATCAGCGTTTTTTCTGGAGTGCTTATCTGAGTTGTATATGCTCTGAAGTGCTTATCTTTTCAGAATCACTCTTTTCCTGGCACTTTTATTCAATTCTAATCTTGCAGTATGAATAATGCAAGATTCGGGCAATATTCAAGAATTATTAAAAAACATTTGAAAAACATTTGAAAGTAAGGCGTATTTGCATCTTTTTATGTCATATCTGAGAATTTTAAAGCATCTGTTAAATATTTCACGATATATTTACTGTGAAATATTTAACGCTTTACTTGATTCGTTAATTACTTGACGCTTAAATGGTGATTGGCTCATATACGGATTGTTGCATCCTCATTAGCCATTTCCACTTGCACGTTTGAAGGAAGCTATAGCAAGCCTCGTGAGAGAGAAGCTAACCACTCTACTAATTCTTCTCTAACTGTGATTGAGTGGACTACTAAGAACTGATGCTTCAACATTTATCCTCTATA